CCGTCATCATCCTTGTATGGTGTAGGCGTATTGATCTTCACTACCGAGTGCGAATCGTCTGCTTTTCTGATTCCGATTTCGCGCTCCGTGTCGTAGATAACCGGAATCCATGACTCTATCACGCGGCCAGCATATTCCAATGCGCGGTCGAAATTGTCCGTGAAGTGGAAACTGCCAATGGATTCCTGGGTCTGAATTTTCTCTAATGCCACTCCGCTCTTTTCATTGTTCCGCTGGGCTGCTGTCGGCAAGGGTGATATTCCCATGGCTGCCTGAATCGCTCGTCGTGCCGAATCCTTGGCGATTTCATACTGCTGGAAATTCGGAGTGAACTGGGGCCGCGTCGGTAGCGGAAGAATCTGCTGATTGCTCGCATCCACCACTGGGTCAGCTTGCAAAAAAGCTGTTGGGACTTTTGTGACTAGTTCCCAGCGTTCCCGGTCACTCTCGAATTGCCCTTTGTACCCGACAAACGGAGATTTGGGCGTCATGCTGGCTTCTTCTGCTTCGAGTGAGCATAGGTAGCAGTAGAGCATGTACGGGTCGCGCGCCAAGCGAATGAGCGACATGATTACCCGTTTACTTGTGCCGCCTTCATTGATGAAAATCTCTTTGCCGATTACCGGGATGATAGGAATGTATGGGCCAGGGATGTCGGTTTCCTCTAAAATTTCCTGCCCGTTGGTGATGTACTTCTTGATGCGCCGTTCCTCGGCCATGCGGTCTTTGACGATTAGGGTTTTGTCTTTCGCAATGGCCTCTTTCACGTTTTCTGGCAATTCATCTTCAAACACTGTGATCGGCGCAAGCGTATGATCTTCGCCGGGAATCTTCACCAGCAACAATTTGCGCGATTCAATTTGTGCTTCGTAATATTCCGCCGTGATTACCTGACCGTCTTTGTACCAATCCGGTGCGGCCTTGAGCTCATCCGGCGTGAAGTCGGTAACTTCTGCATTCGGATACTTGCGCTTGAAGTCTTCTTTGCTCAACGGCTCCAGAACAAAGCAACCGTTGGCGTCTGACCAATCCGATTCTGCAACATCGGGGTCATAGAGCACCGTATTCGGGTTAGCGATTCCCTTGATCTTGATTTCCTGATCGAATTTTCCCGGCAAATATTCTCGGGTGATCCGGAAGAATCCATAAGAACGGCTCAGCGCGCTCTCGAACGCAGGAGTATAGGCATTGCGCTGGGCGTTAGAGCGATACTCAACGGCGCGAATCAAATCTTGATGAAACTCTGCTGTTTTTTCTGTGGCTCCATTGCCCGCTGGATTGACTTTTATACCCCGTGGATTTTGGCGAAGATTGTTACATGTCTGATTCAGGTATTGGCCAAGTTCGTCCAGGGCAAGATAGGGACGTCCCGCTGACTTGCGCTCCTGCTTGTCTTTTTCAGACCACGGATCGCCAGCGACATATTTCATGTCCTCGTCGCCTTCTTCGCGAATCTCGCGCCATGCATCGTAATAGCGCGTGTAACGCTTCTTGATGCGCTCAAGCAGGCTTTCGTTTTTTTTCTCGCGCGGCATTTTTGTTACGGTATCCGATACCCTTCAGCTAGCATTCTAGAATATGTCATTTGCGCTTCATTTCCTTCGATCCCTTTTTGGCGTGGCCTAGCTTGGGATTCTGGTGCAACTCACTGACCATTTTCTCTTTCTGCGAAGGCTTCAGGGGAGAGCCTTGCGATAGCAGATAGCGGACTTGTCTTCTGGTATACGGAATGTTAGTTAACCCTCGGCGAGGAACATTTGGGGCAGAGCACCCGCTTGGCCTTTTCCAATGTTTCCTCTGACCATCCAGCAGTTAGCGCCTTGCTCCATGCCGCTTTCTTGTCTACCGCCCGGAACGTCTGTGCTGAAGTGCATTTGCGGCAAGTCAGTTCAAGGATGCCGATCTCTGATTCCCGCAATGCCTTTTGGACGGCCCTGCGGCAAGCTTCCTGCTGCGCCTGCCATCCTGGGTCACGCAGTTGTTTCGTTTCATTGTCCCATTCAGGCAGTCGCACTGCTTCATCTTTGGCCTCGGCGATGTAAGTATCCAGAGACTTGGCCTCAAACGGTAGTCTGGAAGCCAGCGAGTAGTAGCATTGCGGACGTTTCTCCGGTTCTACCCGCATCAACAAATTTTGGAACTGCTCATGGGTCTTGACGCCCATGGCAATCTGCGCCAAGAGCGACCGCGGATCGGCCAGAGTCGCCAATCCGTTGAGCGCGAGAACCTTGTTGATGAGTTTCTTTCGCAGTTCCATTAGGCCGACATTTCCTCTTCTTCCATATCATCATGCGGTTCGGCCTCGCCCATTCCGAGATGCTCGCGGATATGGTTCATGGCCTCCTCATGCTGCTCGGGGCCGAAGGTAAATTTCTGTGGCTCCTCGCGCTCCATGAATGCCGCCGACTTGCTGCGCTTCATTGGCATGTGATGAGTGATGGTGTGACCACCATTCGCCGAGGGTTCAATTTCCATTCGGCTAAGTTTGGCGTGTTCTTTTTTGGCCATCGCTATTACTCCTTTGCGGCATCGGGTGCCGGTTCTTCGGGAATTGGTTGGGATGGGATTGCTGGTTCGACAGGTGCATCGACAATCGCGGCTGCGAAAGGCTCAAAGGCTTCGCGCCCGCCAGAGTTTTTGACCAAGTGCGCGGCTAGGTTCAAGGCGTCCTCTTCGCTGATGACTTTGGGAACATGGGTTGCGAATGAAATGCGAGGCTCTGGCCCGATATGAGCCGCATCCTCACGTTTGACGAAAAACTTGTTGGCGATTTCCATTTTTCTACAATCCTCCTGCTAATTTACTTGCTCGGTTCCGAATTCTCTGTGCCGATTGCGGCGTCAGCTTTGGTGCCTGAACAGGAAACATCGACTGCTTGGCCTTAAGCGGCTGTATCTCTTTTGGCATTCTCGCTTTTGGCTGCTTTGCGAAAGGTTTGGCGAGTCTCGGCTTTCTGAGATTCAGCGTGCCGCTTGGCCAAAGAGAAGTTGGGTCTTGCACGCCTTTAGCCATGGGCTAACATCCTGTTCGCTTTAGATCTTATGCGCGCCGCTGCCTCCGGTGAAAGATTACCCCGCTTCACTTGCTGCGTTGCGCGACTTTTCGCCGCCACGGCGTGAGATTTATCAGGAATCGGATACTTGCGCGATCCCGGCAAGCCGAACTCACTCGCTGGCAAAGCGTTCCTCTGTGCTGCTCTCAGTTTCACTTGTGCTCCTTGTGTCGAAAAATGCTCGCTACTCCATGTCGCATCTTGGCCCATACGCTCGGCCTGAAATCCGTATTCCTCGTGGTAAGGTGCCAGCGGTGGTCGTGCCGGTCGTAGCGGTAGTGCTTGTGCGATTGCGCCGAAACCGTAACGCTCAGGCTCAGCACGAGGATGGCTAGAGTGGTTCTCATGCTTGCGCCGAATAGTTCTCGCAGCCGCTGTAATCGCCGCGCCGAGTTGCTTCGCGTTGTGCGATCATCACTTCTGATTCCGCTTGAAGCTCGTAAGGATTCATGCACATGATGTGCCGACTTGCAGCGGGTGAAGCATCGACGGAGACTTCTACCTTGATGCCGCGAGTAAGCGCATTCCAGAAATGGCGAAATCCGCGAAGGCGAACGGTGCAGTGGATGAATGGGTCGTGAATCTTCTGATGGCCGATCTGCTCACCGTTTACGCGGGTCGTTACGGTGAACTGCTCTGTTCCTTCTTCGCCAAGATGAATCGGATATTCCATAGTCTTTGATTTCACTCCGCTCCTCCGCGTTCATCGGGTGCTGGATGTGCGATTGGATCGCTGAAGTTACGATCTGGAATCAGAATGCTCAGAAAAGCCAACTGCTTCTCGGAGACAATGAAGTCACACGAGTTTGTCGATTTGCCTTCTTCGTTGATGAAGATTGTTGCCAGCCAAAACTCCGGCGTGATCTGCCTTGCTGCTAATGTGGTTGTTTTCATGCGAGTGGCATATCCTGTGTTGGGCAAAAACTTATCTGCTTGCGTTCTTTCCTTGTATTAAGAGCCGGGTATTGCTGCATCATTTGCCACGCATGATATGGCCCATGGAACAAAGCGCCCGAGGGAGATTTCCACAAGCTTCCGAAAGCTGGCGACCATCCTGCTGCGATTAATTCTTCTTTCCACTTGTCGATGCTTTGTTTCATCATTGCACCTTCACACTCAACCCGCTAGGTGGAAATAGCGGACAACTCGCTCCGAATCCCGCACTCCAAAAACAAACCTGAACTGCGGTGGATTGCACCGACTCCACGCCGTTAACCGCAAAAGTAATCGAGTAACAGTACGTTGTAAGCGGCGAAACCGCCGAGTCCGCGTAGCCCGTCGCCGCGCTCTCCATCGCGCTCAGCTTCGTCCATGTGCTCGCGCTTGCCGCCGAGCATGGGCCTATGCTCCTATAGACGTTGTACGAGCCTTGCGGGTTACCTGCCGCGCTCGGGCTGGGCGTCCAACTCAGACTGACGGTCTGCCCTCCTGCCGCTAGGGAGCACAGGAGCAGAGCTAACAGGATGCGGTATGTTCTCATGGCGTAGAAATTAATACCTTCAGACTGCGTTGCGTCATCGTGTTGCTTGCGCTGGCATTAGAAAATGCGCCAGTTATCTGCAAAAATAGTTGAGCGGTACTGTCAATGGTTCCTACTGTCGCCGTGTTCTGATCGTTGTAAACCGTGGTCGCTGACGTCGCTGCCGCTGCTAGATCAATCGACATACTGCCATGCGCTTCAAATGCTGCCGAGGTCAGGCCGGTCTGGGTTATGCTGTCGAACTGCATGCTGAATGGGTCGTTCGTCGCCTGAAGAGCACCTAGTGCCGCGCTTGTGATGCTGATAGGTGTGATGACAGTCCCGCTTCCGCATCCTGACACCGTACAGAGTTTTGCTTTCAGCGTGATCGTTGACGTTGAAGCTGCTGGCGTCGAGTAAACACCCGCAACCGTTACCGTCATAATTCGGCCAATGCCGTTCAGTGCTCCTGCTGGCAAAGTGCAGGCCATTAAAATCTGGTCTGAGGCCGTATTCGCGCTCACCGTGACTGGAGTTACATTGGAGCACGTTACAACAACCGGAGGCTGATTGTATGAAATGGAGTTAATCGCCGCTTGAATGTAGGCTGCGAGTATATTTTGCCCAGTTGTTGTTGGATGAATGCCGTCCTGAAAGTAAGTCCCGTTTGCGCTACATCCATCGCAGCCAAGATTAGGATCGAGTCCTACTTGCGCATTTGCATCGGCATACTCCCTCCAGTGCTGATGAATCAAAGCATTATAGGTATCGTGATTTGCGTCTTGACTGGTACGGTCAAGCATGTCCACGATTACAATTTTCCAGCCAATCGCCTTTCGAGCCAGAGCATATTGAGACAGGAGATTGTGCGTTGCCGTGACAGAAGTTCCTCCGGTAATGTCATTAGTCCCGGCAAATATGACTAATATATTATGCGCCGCCTTGGAATGATATAGGTTGTCAACCGATTGCGAATAGCCATTAATGCTCGCGAGTGTGGCCCCGGATATTCCTAAATTAAATTTCGTGAACGTATCTATGGTTGTTGCCGTCGTGAGCCACGGAGTTACCCCTCCCTGACCCGGAGTCATTGTGATGGAGTCGCCTTCAGCTACCAACGAGCTAGCCGTCGATGTGCTGGTGGGGATAATTACTGGAGCTGGAATAACAACTCCGCGATTTCGGAGGATGCCAACCACCGCCCAATAGTTCTGGCTGATCTGTGCCGGAGTGAGAACAGTGCTATAGATTAAGACGTAGTAAATTTGCCCTGTGAAATCCGCTCCAGTGCCGAGTCCGGTTCCCGTAGCACCACCGATCTGAAATGTACCGCCGCTGATATTTCCAGAGTTCGTTCCCTGCGCAAGATAGCTAGACGCTTCCTGATCGTTAATGTATATATGATCGACCGTATCGAAGGTGGCGCTAATCATGCCGATATTTGTCGCCGACGCATTCGGCTCAGTGCTGAATGACGCGCCGTTGTAAACCGTAGGAATGATGTGAGTATCTGTCCCGTCGGTGCTAATACTCGTCAACAAATTAATCTTGTTAGCTGTGGCGTTTCCGAAGTAAGACTTCCATCCACTCGCCCCGCTGTTGAAATTGGCGTAACTGGAATCCGCGAATATTTGGACTGTGCGAAGAGTGTTCACGCCAGATGGCAAAGTCACGCGCTGATGACTAGAATTTAAAAACGTGATTCCAAGAGCACCAACGGTCGGAGAATTTACCAGCGTGCCATTGTTCCCGTTCCCGCTCGTATCCGGCAGGTTCGTTCCACTGGCATCGGACATGGCGTATTGGCCAATCAAGCCAGAACTGATTATCTGTGGAGATACCAACTTACTTGTTCCGATACCGTTCAGGCTCACTGTCGGATTCGGGTATGTCCCTCCTAGGTCGCCGCCTGCGGAACCAGATGCGCCACTACTTGACGTTCCACCTCCGCTCTGCCCAAAGCATACCCCAGCCAGCAAAACAGCAATAAGTAGTACCCGCAGTCTCATTGCACCCTCCAAGTGAACCATGCCGTAGCACTGGCCGCTTTGTTAGCACAGTTCGTACCAGTAGAGAATGCGACGGAAATCCCTGTGCCAAATACGCTCGGAATCGACGGATTGTCGATTGTCCAAGTGCCCACACCGGAACTGTTGATCGTTAGTGCGTGGCAGTAGAGCGGCGTAACCGCGCCGTCGCCGGGAACCGTGGTTGAATTGAATACCATGACTAGGCCGTTGGTTGTGGCTGTCACGTTGAGTGAGTACAGATTGCCCGCGCTGGCTTTCAGGACGTGATTTGACTCAACCGCTGAGGATGCTCCCGGCACAATGCCGACCGTTGACACGCTGCTTGGTGCAATGTTCACACCATTCGTACTTCCGGGAGTCGTTTGGCTAATCGCTACAGTTGCGCCTGAATTTAGATTGACCGTCGCGTCGTTAACTGCTGGCGAAGGATTGATCGTCACCACTGCTGTACCGCTGGCCAAAGAAGATGCACGCACGCGGAAATCATTGAAACCTGCCACATCAAAAACCCAAGTGCCATTTGCAGTAGTCGATGATACTGTCGCGCCGCTCGGCTGCGGGGTTCCGTCAATCGCAACAAACGTAGGCGCTGGATCGTTCGCCGTGCCCTCGAATTGCAGCGTGCCTGACCATGTTCCCGTAATCGTGACTACTATCGTGGAAGCGTTTGATTGCGTAATCGGAACATCCACGCAGATAGTTGTCGCCGTGCATGAAGCTCCCGACACCGTGATGCTGCCAGTCTTGGGCTGGAACTGCCCGAAAGAGCCCAGGGCCCATAACACAATCGGCAGAAGAAAGAGTTTTTTCATGTTAGCTCCACTGAGACGGTCTTGGGGCTGGCCGCTTGGCGGTCATCGGCCTTGGTACTGCTACTGGCTGGGCGAAGGTGAGGCAGAAAGCGTCCGCGTCATCCGGGCTTGATTCGCCACGCTTCTGAATGCTTTCCTTGCTCTCAATCACCAGTTTTCCAGAAGTGTTGATGTGATAGCCGGGAAGAGAAAGCTGAGTGCATAAGCTCTTGTCGCTCGGTAAGCTGGCGTCATCGGTAATACATCCCAAGCTAAGCCAGTCTTTAGTTTTCTTCCACATGTAAGCTCGCATATTGGCGCAATGGAAATCTGGGCTTGCTCCACCGAAATTCACTTCATAAACATTGCTGAAACCCAAACCCTTCAACCGCTCTACGATGGGGGAACCGAAAGCGGAATCAACAAAAAGGGCCGCTAATTGCCTCCCTGGTCGCCGATCGCTCAGCAATTCGGCACAGATTCCAACGCGCTGCGAGCGGTCAGGATCGTGATCGCCGGGAATTCTTATTGGTTTCATGTCCGGTGGCTTACCATCAAGGCCGCGACGGAAGCGGATAACATTCCACGCCTTGCCGCCTCCTGAAACATCGAATCCCGCAATCAAGGGATCATCGGGAAGGGCCATTACATTGCGTTGCCGCGCTAATTCAACTCTTCCTTTGTCGATATATTGAAGTTCTGAGGCCGCTGGCGGGAGACCGAACACGCGGACTTTAACGAAGTCATCGTCCTCGCCATAATCGCTTATCCACTGCTGCAAGAGTGCTTTATTTGTGAATCTGCTCGTCCGCCCATCAACACGGCGATGATTCCAGCGGGGCGCTAAATCGCCAAAGCATACACGATAGAATTGTCCCGTATTGCGGACTGGCTGGCCCCATGCGAAGAACATCGGCTCGCCATCGGTTAGGCCGCCTTCTGCCGTATCCCAAATCTTGTCAGGAACTTCCGATGCTTCATCGAACAGATACCAGCTTGTACTTTTACGAGCATGTTGTCCGGCGAAGCTCTGCGCGTTCTCCTCTTTGCATGTCTGCGGCGTAAGCTTCCAAGTTTCTGGATATGACTTGTGGTATACCCCGCTAGCCTGAATATCGAACCACGAGGCCGTAATGCACAATTTCGTCCAGTGCTGAATCGCCGCCCATGTTTTTTCCTCAAGCTGGACATAGGTACCAGCCGTCACTGTCCCAATACTGAACGGGCGAGTTGATAAAATCCAGTCCGCCAACCATGCGCCCATTGCGCTTTTGCCCGTCCCGTGGCCGCTCGTCTCTGCCATCTTGACCGGCATAACAGGAGTGGAACCATCAAACTTGCGCTTGCGAACTTCCTCGCCTAACGAGTTCAGGAATTCCCTCTGGTTGTCGTCTGGCCCCGGCTCGCCGTCTAATGCGCCGTGCTCGCCCCATGGATATGCGAAAAGCACAAATCCCAACGGATCGTCGTAATATTCCGCTACCTGCTTGGCGAGTTGAACCTTGGCTGGAATCGGTGGTGCTGGAATAGTTGGATTGATTACTTGGGTGCTCATCGTGCTGCGGCTCGCTTACGGCCTTCGGCTAACGCCTGAATAATTCCTTCATCTCCGCTGACTTCCACTTTGTCGGTGAACATTTTCAGATTGCGCCCTAAAAGCTCAAGTGCCTTACACTTGTCAGCGAGCTTGAATTTCTTCACATAGCCAGCAAGGTTTCTTTCATCGCCTTTGCCTTCAAAGAGTTCAGCCATCTCAAACCCGCCGATTGCCCGTGCTGAGTCCTCATCCAGATCGGTAATTGGCTTGGCTGAACCGTCCGCATTCCA